CCAGAGGACAGGGTATAGGCGTCCTTGGTCTCCGCCATCTGGGTGCTCTTTTCCTGTCTATTCTTGTAAACTATAGTACCATCTTTATTCTTAAACGCTTGAGGAGGAGCAGTCTTATAGCTTAAAGAACCATCTTCGTTAATGATAGGGTTGCCTCTTCTCTTATCTACATACACGGGACTCTTAGCCCTAGAGATAAGGGTCGATGCACCTCCAAGCTCATTACCCTCTTCATCTACCCTCCTCTGATAAGATCTTTTAAGTTCCGCTATACCATTCTCTTTTTCGCTTCGCTTGTAATCAAGGTCATGCTTAACAGCATCGATAACTACCATACTATGCCTAACAGCTCTTGCTATCTCAGCGTCATTAGCACCCCTCAATGTCATGTCTGTAATGAGATTAGATACAACACCCATCTGCTGTTGCTTGTATCCTTCTGACATTCGCTTGTAGTTCTTTCCAGCACTACCAGGACTATCAGGACCATACTCAGCAGTAGGATCAAATCCTTCAAGGCCCTTCAATGGAGGAGTTGATTTAACCTGTGACTTGGGGCCAATAGGTATGACCATTACTGTATCACCATCGAAGTCAGCACCAGACAACCTTGATGCAACCTTAGCGTTGATACCGACAGCATCCTTAGCACTAGTACCAATAACCCTCTTCGCTTCTTGGTTCTTATTGTTAACAGTAACAATAGGAATCTCAAAGGTTCCACCATGAGGATACCTGATAAGGGCTACCTTTTCTCCATTCTTATAGTTAGGAGCATAGACCTCATTGTCTTTCATACTCATGATAGGAAGAATGACCTGGTACTTCTGTCTAGGCAGGGCTGCTGCTTGAAGATGAACTGCTGCTGAATCGCAATCTTCTGCAAACGATCTAAGCAGCTCTCTTTTGACAGTCTTATTAGTAAGAGACATGATGTCATCGAACTCTGCTTTTCGGTCAGCCATTGTAAGGTTAAGCTGCTGATTAATGAGTTTCATTGGTTGCTTACTAAGAAACTGAGAAGGCAACTTATCACTATAGTCAGCCCAATCGCCCTCTTCGGCACGCTTATTGATCAGACCAAGTTTCTTATTACCGTTTTCGTCTTCATAGTAATACTGGCCGCCTCGTTCTTTGATAAGAGAACCAAACGGATTCTCTCTATCGGGCTTTATGTCTTTAAGAACTTTCCCCATTGGAGTGCCGTCTTTTTTATTAGTGTTGAAAATTACATCAACACCGTCAGGCATGTCATCTGCATAAACGGCCATACCCTTAAGGTACTTATTACCGTCAACCATGATGCGAACCTGAGCATAGTTTGCTTCTCCAAGATCAAGATCTTTGCATCCTCTTCTAAGTTCAATGACACCATCTTTCTGAGCGCCACCTTCCGGATCATCTGCATATCTAATTTTAAGTCTGCTAGAATCCAAACTTTCAGGATACTTAAAAGCTGGCTCGATCTTGTTTCCATTATCTGTAAGAATCTTGTCTGATTCCTCGATCGAATGAATATCAAGAGAATAGATGTCTTTGTGTTCAGTTCCTGGAGGACAAAGTACCTTAAGAACGGTTCTCTTACCAGGATTAGTGACCTGCTCTACAGATCCTCCATAAACGTTGTATCCTTCAAGCTGAAGTCTATACAAAGCTTCATCAAACTTAACTCTTGATACACCAGCAAATCTCTCCTGGCCGGCTCCAACGTCGAGCATTCCTTTTTCGTCAACGATCTGTTTAAGGTATTCAGCAGTCACCTTTGACTGGTTCATTCTTGATTCTGCGTTTTCGTTTAAAAGGGCTCTTACTGATGAGTCATTCTTATAACCCATCTTTCTAGCAATCTCGTTAAGGGAGTTTCCTTCTTCTCTAAGGCGCCTTGCAGTAGCAACATTTACAGATCTTCGCTCTTCATTAGCAATTGCTATCTGAACACGAAATTGGGTTGTGGAAAGATTAAGGGAACGAGCAATATCTGTATCACTCATTCCCTTTCTTCTAAGATCTTCAACACGACTAATAAAGTCACCATTATGCTGGTTTGGATTTTTACCACTCCCAAGGGGATACCTTCCAGAGCCTCTACCAGGAGCCCCATCTAGTTTACTTACACCACGGTGCATCAACTCATCATCATGAAAATGACTCATTGCTCTTCCTCCATACGAATGTCCGTAAGTATTCGATCAAAAGTAACAATTTTATCCATTACAGGAGCTATGTCATCCACGCCAGGATTAGAAATCAAAATATCATCAGATTGATACAACCTAAGCTCTGACTCGATGTCGCCGGGCTTAATGCTGTATTCAAGACAAAATAAAGCCGCATAAACGATCAGCTGTTCCATGTGAGCAGGTGTCACACCAGTCTTAAGATCGTGTATGCGGAGAAAGCCTTTTACTTCATTAAACGCTATTGTGTCAGCTGTTCCAAAACAGTTCGGAGAATAATATAAAATCTGCTCCGGAGTCATTCTGTAACCAATGGCGTCGTTTACATACTTGTTTAAAGTTTTCTTTGATGAGGGAAGCTTCTGTCTAAGTCTAATGCACTGAGCAGCAAAAGCATGAAGCTCAGTACCTTTCTGTGCTGCCAAAGATCGCCTAAACGTTTCTGCAATCTTGGCCTCATCATAAAATATCCAGTGATACTTACTGGCTCCTAAAAAGGCATGTTGCCCTTCAAGATTCGAATGCCTGTTGAAGTTCACTCATAACCTCCTCTCTATTTTCTGGATAGATAAATCTAGAGAATGACATGTCGTTCATTTTACCGACATAGTATTCTTGATTTGGTCTTGGATGCTTTCGATCCTCTTCACTCTTCTTGCATTCCAAAGTGGCCCATTTGTCGTTGTACAATATCAATAAATCTGGAATGCCTTGAATGTGGGCCGAGTCGAGTTTGGTTACTATTGAACCAGGGAATCGTCTTTCCAATTCTTTGATTACGCTTGGTTGAAATTCGTTTTCTTTTTTACTCACAGATACTCCTTTCTAAATATCCAGAAAAAGAAAAAGGGTAAGAAATTGCTAAAGTCGCAATATATACCTCTTCCCTCTCATAAAAGGACCTGAAAATTTTGCGAAGCAAAAAAAGAGCAAAAGAAAAAGGGCCTACCATCTCTGATAGACCCAAAATACTCTGAAAGATATCAATGATTTTTTAGACGCCTATTTAATCTCTGGTCAAAAACCCAGTTTTTCTCGTAAACTAATATAATAATATATTTTTTTTTTTCGCGTATTAACTCTATATAAAACCGGGTTTTTGGCCACAGAGTATTTTTTAGACGCCTATTTAATCATAAAAGTGGGTAAAATTGATTTTTTAGACGCCTATTTAATCATAAATGTGGGTACTTTTTGGCCATTTTCAAAGTGGGCAAAAATGGCCATTGGCCAGAAAAGTGGCCAGAAACTGATTTTTTAGGCGTCTAAAAATTCGCTAAATGTGGGCACAAAAAAGTAAAGCCCAAAAATTTTTGACCAAAGCCCACTTTTCAAAACCAAAAGTGGCCAGAGATTTTTGATTTTTTAGGCGTCTAAAAATTCGTCCAAATAGGCTTTTATGCACTCTCTGATGAACTTAACCATTGTCATATTTTTGCTTTTTGCAGCAGTTTTTATGCGTCCATACTCCATAGGTGTAAGTCTCAACGTCAGTCTAAGAGCCCTCTGATCAGTCGCTCTCTTTTTTGGTCGCCCTCTTTTTGTTACCATATTCAAGGTCAAATCCTCCTATTGTATTTAACCCAAGACGGATCAGGTCAGATACTGAAATATCATTTTCTACTGAAAAGAGTTTAATGGCTTTTCGTTCTTCCTCGGTAACTTTGAGTTTAATATGTATGTCTCTGGTCGGGTCATCAGATTTAGGTCTACTCATACGATCCTCCTCAGAAATATCAATTACTTAGCAAACCTAGATTTAAACGAGAATGACTTTTTGCTCTTTGAAGTCTCTACGACCCATCTTCCTTCCTGATATGTGAAGAAAAGATCTCCATCCTCAAAGTTCCTCAGAATATTGTCTTTCTTAACTCCAGCCTTCTCAAGCTTCTCACGAGTGTTGCCACGACCTCCTTTGCTTTCCTTATGGTGATAATTCCAGTACCAGCAGATGGCACCAATAAACTTGGCCCAATCGATTGTCATAGCGTTACCATCGCCATGCCAGCCGCACTTAGCGATGTCCGTCTGAAGACTGTCTTTCATGTTCTTCCAAACATCCATGATAACCTTATTTGCAGGATTACTCAGATCGCCAGTCAGCATAACTCTGCCGACACCGTCAAGAGTAAACAGCGTAAGGATAGACTGATTGTTGACAAAGTGATGATTGTCTTTCTCGCCAAGCCTCTGCGCAGGGACCTGATATGCAACCCAGCAATTGATATGACCAATTGTAAACTCCGAGTTGCCATTAAGGTACGTCACAGGAATATTAAGCTTCTTAGCCTTATTCTCTTTATTCTGGAGAGCTTTGGCATAACTAGGCTGATACTTCTGTAGACCAGCAATACCAGGCAAATACAGATGGTTAATCTTGAACTGCTTGAACATCTCATCCAAATATCCATAGTGATCACCATGAGCATGAGAAATCACCACAGCATCCAGAGTCTTGATACCAAGTTTCTTAAGTTTCTTGATAGTATCCGATCCATTCATACCGGTATCCACAAGTATAGCATGAGCAATATCAACACCATTCTTAGCATACTCGATAAAGACCTGAGCATCGCCAAACTTATCTTCGCAGGATTCCGTATGCCAGATAGCAACGAATTTGATCAGAGGACGATAGTCGTCTTCTTTCTTATCGTCATCACCAGAAATATCAATAATCGGCAGATCCTTACCGTCATTCCATTCAAGAATCTTAGCCTTTTCATATTTCTTGTACCCATGAACCCTTGCAAGCAGCTTTTCAGCTTTTGCTTTGTCCTGGAAAGAACCTACTCTAACCTTGTAGAGCAGTCCTTCCTTAGCAATAGTGGTCTTAAATCCCTTTTCAATCAGATCAACAGACACCTTTTCAGCGCTTTTCTTAATAGCGTAAGCGCCGATCTGTACACGATACCAAATCATACTTTTCTCTCCTTGATCAGAACGTTGTAACCAGCCTCTCTAGCGTAAGCCGCAACATTATTGGCCTCTGCAACCGTTCCATAATATCCATCAATGACTCTGTAATAGCCGTCAAACTTCTCAATAGTACCTTCAAGACCCTTATTTTCGATCTGGTACAGTCTCTTCTTGGCGTTGTTCTTAGTGCTGAAGGCACCATACTGTACAAAATATCCACAAGATTTCTTCTCAGAAGCGGCGGATTTGGTAGAAAACTTATCGTAGAACTCCTTACCAGCATCTGTACGAGCATTCAGAGCCTTGGTAATACCGGATTTATTATTGTTGACAACCACCGCCGGCTTTTCATACTCTCTCAGAACCACGTTCGAAGCTTCCTTAATAGAGTTGGCCTTGCTCAGAACCTTCATAACATGCTCGTAGGCCCCAAGCTCTTCCCAAAGGAACTGAAGCTGCATGCCAAGATCATCGATAGACTTGTTATGCTTCTGTGCAAAATATAAAAGCGCCTGCTTACGGCTCCACCAAGTCCACTGAGCCAGACCATAACCGGCCTTATCGTACACAAAGTTCTTATAAGTTCCATCGTTTACTGCGTTGGTATAACTCTTATCAGTCCATCCTTCTTTTGTTTCAAACGAGTTCTGAAGGTTGTTGGGCCTAAGCGCAGACTCACAGTAGAGATTGCCCATCAGACCAGCGACAGCATAGTCGTTGAGTCCACGTTCCTTAAAGTAATTCCAAATATAAATAGCACGATCATCCTCGTCCTCGATAACAAGAGCTGTGTTCGGTTTCTCAACAACCTTCTCATTATCCGGAATGGCTGTCTTAAGTAGTCTGGCGTTCACCTCATTAGTGAACTTACCAAGACGGTTGTACAGCCAGTCACCAGGGCAAGCCTTAGCAGCAAACCATCTGTGAACCGTGATCACCATCTCATTGTCCTTGGGCTTGTATTCCAGAGAAGTCTTTTTGTCGTTGAACCAAAGCAGCTTGGTCTTACCGTATCTCTGGCAAATATCCACAGCCAGATCCACCAGAGAATCCCAGACCTTTTGATTCATGGCATAAGGATGCTTAGTGTCAGACGCACATTCGACGGTAATAGCTCTGTTGTCGTTCCATGCAGAGCTAGTGCACCATGATCTGTCTTCCTCATCGACATAGCCAGCAATCTCTCCAGCAGTGCCAATACCATAATTGGACGAGGCCTGGTATGAGGATCGACTAAACAGCTCGCCACAGCGTTTAGCAGTCATCTGACCGACCATACAGTGAGGTGTGAAGTAGATTACCTTGTTGGTTCTCTGTTTGTTGCGATTGGGACTCGGTATGAATACGGTCGCCAGTTTGGAAAAACTCATAATTTCCCTCCATAAATGATAAAAAGAAGAGAGCCTGCCATGGTAGCAGACCCTCTTCGACAATAGGTAACGTGTTTAAAATATCAATTGGTATTACTTCATGTATTTCCAGATCTTTCTGATATCATCCTCTTCAGAGACAAGAATCCTGCCTCCGTTATACCTCACATTTGAGATATGTGTAGTAACTATAGCATGGTTCTCCGGATAAAACAGATGAACAAGTGTTTCTTCTTTCTCATCAGGCCCGATATACATGTAGTCGCAATCGCACCAGGGGAGCCTCACAGCATCGCCATACTCAAGTTTGTGCTCTTCCTCTTTGGGCTTAATACCGCAAATATCCTTTAACAGATCCTTGTTGATCTTAGCTTCAGCGGTAAAAACTGCCTCGATGGTAGATCTAAAATAACTAGGCGGATTAGGCTTATTTATTTCCATCACTCTATCATAATATTTTTTGATCTCGTCATCTGGAATCTTGTCGAACCAAATACCTCGTCCGCATTTGAAGCTCGTACTGTGTAACGGGCAATATCTACAAGAGCGTTCGATACAAAAGTCCATCAAGTAGCTTCTCATGGACTCCACTTCTTTTTTCTTTTCTTCCTCTTTCTTTTTCTTTTTCTCTTCTTCCCACTTCTTGTAGGCATCCAGGAAGTCTTCCAGATCCATGTCGATAACATCACCGAGAGTTTCACATTCCGGATCGAACTCCTCAGGCTTCACATCTCTCACCATCTGCAGCATATCCCAGAGGTAACGAGATTCTTTACCGACATTAATCTGGCATCTTTTGAGCTTGATCGAAAGATCCTGATAATTCTTTATGCGTTGACTGATCTCTTCATTCTTAATATCAATAAGCTCGTGCATGGCGGCGTTCTCACGTCTCAGCTCACTGATCTGCTTATTCTCTTCAAAGAGTTTGTCGTAGTCTTTTCTGAGTTCAGTATAGAGACCACAGTAAGAATCGCGATCTTTCTGCAGTTCAGTTCGATCGGCATTTGCCTTCTTGAGAGTTTCTTTCAGATCTTCAACCTCTTTTTCCGCGTGCTTAGCTCTGGCACGCCAATCGTCTCTGCTGAGTGTAAAGTATTTCAGCTGTTTTTTAGCATCGTCGAGATCCTTCTCAAATTGTCTCTTCTTACTAGCCAGTACCGCATTCGCTTCGAGAAGAGTCGCTTCGGATTTCCTCAAAATATCATTACTATCCTGAAGGTTTTTGATGTGCTCAAATGTGACCGACTCGGAAAGTTCCTCATCACATTCTGCAAACGCTTTATCGATTGGTGACTGCTCAGATATACTAAATACTAGAGTTCCGGATGCCAGTTTGTCGTAAAGTTTCTTCAGAGCTTCGTTCTTAAGTTTCATAGTAATCTCCTTTCAAATATCAAAGACATTTCTGAGTAATCTCTTCAGCCACCTGTTCACCGTAGCTGGGAGGTTCTTTCGTCGTGTCGAGCTCAGCAAACACAGCCATACCATTCTTCTGCAGGATCTTATTGGTTTCCTCAAGCTTCCTTCCGAGATAGTTAACATTGCGATTGATTGTCTTTAGCTGTGCAGAAATATCTTTCAGAGCAGCTACGATTACTTTTGTGTTATTGTCCATTTGATCCTCCTTGAAATATCAAAAGAAAAAGCGCAAGGATGTGCAGTCCTTACGCGGTTTATTGGTTACATCGCTATAAATTCCATTCTATAACCAATGGTACTCAGCAGTTCCTTAAGCTCTGGCAATGTGTCAGCTGTCAAAACGATCCCTGTCTTTTTGGGAACGGAAACAACTTCCTGTTTCGGTTCTTCAACAACGGTCGCTTTTTCAACCTTTGCCTTAGGAATATCAATAGGTGCTTCGCCGAAATACGATTCGATCGGTCCAAAATGCTTCTCGAATGCTTTCTGGCTGCACGTTTGAATTCCAAACGCCAGATTGACAATGCGACTATTTGAATATCCAAACAGTTCCGCCATTTCTTTCCAGTTAAGTTTCAGTTCCTTTTTGATACGCTGAATTGTTGTCATGCAAAATTCTTTACTGTATTCCATTTTTATCCTCCTTATGGAAA